GCCCTGCTTTTCGCTGTAAAATGTCTGCTGGAAACGTGCGCCCATTGTTTATCTGATTCTGCCATCTCTGGTCTCGGCACGTCGCACCAAAACCAATAGGTCGTTACCTGAAATGCGTGTCTCTGCTATCATGCTCCCGGATCCGCTGTCGAGGTATTCCCGCAACTTTGACAGCGGTGCGATCACCTCCGGGTCGGTACGTGCGCCTGGATTATCGCCGACGGTTGCAAGGGTAGGTGCAAACGCCAAACCGCCTTTTGCAAGTTTTGGCGTCGTAATCCTACCGATAACCGCCTGGAATAATGCGCCAGCCGCTGCGCCTGCGCCAGCCGCAACTGCAAGGCCAACGAGTCCAAATTTTTTGAAACTATCTGCAATAACGCTCGCAACACCTTCGATGATTTTAGCCCTTAATACATCGGTAGCGGCTTGCAAAGCAGCCCGGCCAACAGCTTTTAATGCTTCAATAATCCCTTTTCCGGAAGTTGCTATCGCATTTGCACCAGCCTGAAATGCACTCGCGAATAAGTTTTGCAATTCGATCGCAAACTCTTGCTCTTTATTAGCCGCTTCCGTAGCTGCCTTGTTTTCGTTCACCGCAACTTTCAGCCTATCATATTCATCTGCCAGCACCCGCACCGCTTCCGAGTATGGCCCGAACGTCTCCAATGCGGATTTTAAAGCGGTTTCAGTCGCCCCCAACTGCGCCTCCAGCGGGTTTTCCCCAAAGATTGCCGCCTGGTTGCTTATCAACAACAACGCCTTTTGGTACTCCAGCAAGGCGTCTTTCTGCTTATTCAGTTCAGGCGTCAGTACGGTGATTTTCGACAATTCAGCCCGCACAAAACCAAATGGACCTTTGACGGTTTGAGCAAAACCCGCTATGCGTGATGTGATGTTGCTGATTGCTTTTTCTTGGGCTAAAAGCGCTTTAGTGTCAATCGGAGCAATCGGCAAAGCGGGCGCGGTTGGGGCGGTTGGTTCTTTGCCGCCTGTTACCGTCGGCTCAACGCCTGGCAGTAACTTAGATAGGTTGGCCTGTGTCTGTTTTGTGGCGTCGGTAAGCTGCTTTTGTGCGCTCCGGACGTTCTTTAGTTGTTGTTGTAGTCTTTCAAGCGACGCGGCCTGTGTTAAATTTTCGACAGTCAACTGAGCGCTTGCTTGTCCGGCTACATAGGTAGCGTTGCTAAATTTTGGCAATTCTTGCGCAACCTGCTTTCTTCTCTCGGATAGCTTTTGCTCTATCTCATATTCTTGCTGTGCAAGTTCTACAAGCCTGGCAGTTTGTTTTTCGATAATGCCCTGCAATGCAGTCAGCTTTATCTTTTCTGAAAATGCTTTGTTTGCCCCTTCTTGTGCCGCTTTAATGTCGTCAATGCTCGATTTTTCACTAAGTAGGTTTGGCAGATAAGAGCCGTACTTTTGATTGATTTCAGACATTAGCCGCGAACGGGTAGATGTTGAAACGTTGGCGTCTTTTACAATCGAAATAAGGGAGTTGAACTGCGCTTGTTCGGCTATCAGGTTCTTTGTGCCCTGACTTATGTAATCGTTGAACGTCTCTACCGTTGGGTTGAATAGCTTGTAATTCTGATAAGCAGAAAAAGCAAGCGCACCCAATGAGGTCAAAGCCAGGACAAAAAGCCCGACGGGTCCAGTTAAGGCTGTAAACACACCTCCCAATGCGGTTAATCCACCTGACAAAACCGATATACCTCCCGCTAATTTACCTATCACAAACAAAACAGGGCCGACGGATGCGGCAAATGCTGCAAAGAAAACCACGTTTTGTTTTGCCAGCGGCGACAGTTCGCCAAACCATCTTACAAGTCCCTCTAACCCACTCGTAACCTTTCTAAGTACACCTTCAAGGTTCAATGCCCCGGCAATCATACCGCCTAACTCCGATGTAGCCACAAACACGTTATCAGAGAAGTTTTCAAAAGCGTTGGCCAAACCCCCGGTAACGTTTTGCGTTTGCGGTAACTTCGCCAATGCCTCGGACAGTCTTAATGTGAACTCCTTAGCACTGATACCCGTGTCACGGATCGCCTCGATGTTGTTTGTGCCAAACGCGGCCTCCATGCCAGCCGCCATAAGGGGCAGGTTGGACTGGATTACTTTGTAGTCCTCTGCAAGTAGCTTGTTTTTAGAAATCATCTGCGTAAGCTGATACTGGATTGCCTCCAGCTCAAACTTACCCTTTCCGACGGCTGCCAATGCCTTACCAAAGCCAAAGAGCGTGCTACGCGCCTCATCTGCACTAAGGCCAACAGCCTGCAAGTTGATGGAGCCTTGCACGGCCTCTTTCAATCCTAAGCCCGGCAATTTGGCGACTTCGCGGAGCTTTTGGAGTTCTTCTGCCGCCATTTCGGATGAACCCATAATGGCCGTCAAGCCCTTATTAAGTTTCTCCATGTCGGCGAACGACTTAACAGCGGCAACACCAAGCCCGCCCAATGGCACCGTAAGGCTTTGTGTCAGCGTCTCCCCGGCGTTGGCCATTTGCCGTCCAAAACGGGCGAGGCTTTTTTCTGCCATTTGCAGGCTGCGCTGAAATCCGCTGGTTTCAAGCGTTAGCGCTACGTTTATCCTATTCGCCATGCCATTGCTTTTTCATGTCCTCGTCCCATTTTGCGAAAAGTTCCTGCCTATCGGCTTGTGCTATCGGAGCGGGTGCGCTTTGTTTTTCCCAGGGGAAAGTAATCAAGTCAGTCGGCTTTATGTTCTTTCCCTTTGCCAAATGCGGCGTCAGGTTCACGGCTGCCATCCAGCGGGCTATCTCCCAATTTTCTCGCAGCCTTTCTTCTTCCGCTTTTTGCCTGCCTTTCACCACGTTTGTAACCGTTGCGAAAGTGGCATCGTAGTAGTCGCTTAATGCCATGCCATACCGTCCGCATACAATTTCCTCAAGTTTCGCCAGGGTTAGGGCTTCTTCTTCTTCCCCGGCGTCGGTACGTTTCCCGCGTCAGCATTGCCCGGCATGGATTTACTGATTATCTCCATGCACCGTTGCAACATTTCGGCTTCATCGTCAAGCATATCGGCAATATCGTCAGGGTGCATCTCAAAGGGCTTTCGCTCTTTTCGGTGCCCATCCTGGAAGCCATGCCAAAGCATGGATATAAGCAGGGTAGGGGTAATCGAGTTCTCCATCTTTGCGAAGTCCTGGAGCCCCATGTTGTGTTCTGTGCAAAACTTCGAGAGGGCAGCCATACCCCAGCTAAAGGGGAGGCTGCCCCTCGTCGTCTCAATGAAAAACGCGCTTTTCATATTGTAATGTGTTTAATTACGTGGTCATTGTTACCGCGCCCGTGACAGTCCATGTAGCGGAGTAGGTTGCGTTTTCTTCCACCGCAGCGGACATTTCAAGGTTGGTGATGAACGCAGTGCATTGCCAGTACGGTGTGCCCGTTACGTTCGGTTGAAACTTCACCACAAGCTTTGTGCCTGCGTTGTAGTAGGTGAAAAGGTCATCCACTCCCAGGTTGGTGGTGTCGAAGGCGATAAGGCCCTCGCTTTGGAGCGTACCGGAACGCCTGCCAGGTTCGGCAGAAGTGTAAGACGCTACATTGTCTTTTGTCAGCGTTTCCCGCGTCTCAGTGGAAAGCGACATTGTACAGTTGGTGGCCTCCCCGATCGCAACGCCGGAGGCGTATATACGAAAGTTAGTGCCGTTTACTACCGTTGCCATATCAAACTTTTTAGTCGGTCAAAAAATGATGGTCTATCAAAACCCTCTCCATCGTAGCCCGGCGGGAGGTAAAAATTGTTCACTTCGATTTTTTGCGGTTCTGTTTCCTGTTTAGGCTTTGGGATATAATCGCGCCGCGTTTGGTCGCCACTTATTACCGCATAGCCGGATTCAATAAGCTTGTATGCCAGTTCTTCCGTCAAGTCCGGCTCCTGCCCTTTCTTCCATTTCCAATACGGCTTTATGATGGTAACTATCATTTTGCGGCTTTCTGTTTTTTGTGCCATTTAGCAAAAGCTACAATAATGCTTCTCAATACCGTAGGGTTTGTTAGTTGTGGCTCCAGGACGCGGCGGCGATATGTGGACGCTTTGCCGTAAAAGGCAGAGGCATAATAGCCGGAAGATGTGTTTACTGTTGTCCCAATCGTTTCCGGTAATTTGCGCAGCACTTTGGGACCTACTTCATATTCCTTTAGCCTGGTGAAAAATTTGCGCGTTGACTTTAGCAAGTTGCCCGGCTTGATTTCCACCTTTTTGCCTTTCCGATAGTAGTAGTGCTTCTTTCTTGATTTCGGCGATGAAAGTGCGCGAACGCTCTTTGTGATCACATCGGCACCTACGCTAAGCACTTGCCTGGGTGTTTCAGGCAAAGAGAGTTCTTTGGCATATTCGCGCAATGCGATACTTACCTGCGTCGTATCCACCGTGAACGCGCTGCTATTGCCACCGCTTTGTGATAATTGTTTGTAAAACGACATATCAGCGTTTTATCCGAAAATCAAAAGATTGCTCAACCACAAACACATGTTTGTCAAAGTCCATCTGTGCGCTTTGCTGCGAGGCAAAACGGATGGATTGCACGTTTACCCCGCCCATTGTACCGCTTTGCCTGTCCAGCGCAGTCCGTACCGCTTCCGCCAAATCTTGAGCCTGTGCGTTGGTGTTGGCGAAGGACATAATACTCACCGTAACCAAGTCCAGCGGGCTTACGCCGTCCTTTGTGTCTGTCGGCCTGGTAGTATCCACCGTGTACGTTACGAAAGGGTAGGCTGCTTCCTGCGTTGCGATTTCCGGGAAGATGCGCGTAGAGCAAATAGCCGTTACGCCTGCGTTACCCGATAACTTTGCATATACCGCTTTGCCTACCATTACGCTTGTTTTATCTGCCTGCAACCAAGCGTAACAAATTGCATATCGTTGCTGTATGTTACGCTTTCAATGTCGTATGTGCGCCCGTTATGCGCAACGCGGTTCGTCTCGTTCACGTCGTTACGGTAACGGATGGTGTAACGTGTCTCTTGTTGCACCGTTTCTTGTCCTGCCTGTATTGCTTCGTTACTTGTTGCGGTCATCTGCTCCATCAATGCAAAAACAATCGCAAGCGTGCCCCATACCTCTACCCGTTCGCCGTATGCATCGGTTGTTTCTGTTTTAAACAGTATATCAATCCTGTCCCGCATACGCCCTATGCGTTCCTGCTTTCGGTATTTGTTCGGGTTGTTCATGCGAATCTGAATAGGCGGTACCCAGCAGCCTGGAGCAAGTACTCGGCAGCGGTGGGCATCTTCTTTACGTAGTCGGTTCGGTTATCGTACATATCGGCAATAGTTAGCAGCATGGCTGTTTTTATCGGAGCGGGCACCGCGCTTGCATTGTCGTAGCCGACGGTATAGATAGCGCTGGCACGGTTAATGCTTTCCTCCGTATCAGACCACGTTTGGCCGTATGCCCTGACGATACGCGCAGGCATCGATACGCTGTCCACGTCGTACACCGTTACGGGCATGATTTGCGTAACGCCTGCCGTATCGAGGTACGTAACAGCACTAACAGAGCGTAACGGCGCAACGGAAAGAACGAGTGTACCGTCTTTGGGTAACACGTCCCAGGTCTCCAGGACAGTTTGAGGCAATAGCGATATAGCGCAATGGTTTTCCACCCATACCCGCGCAGCGGTGATAAGGGTATCCACTAAGGTATCATCGGTCGTATCGCTTCCAAGTTTAAGCCAGTTTTTGGCCTCCGCCCTGGTGATCGGTTCGCTTGTTGCCGCCGTTGTTATCTTGTACGCCACGTCTTTCTGTTTTATTTTTTGCCGTTGCGGTTTCGTATCCTACCGCTTCGGCTATCCCGGCATTGATTAGCCGGGAAGCCTCTTGCGGTTCTACTTCTGTAAGGGTGCCGGGGGGTAGGTAGAACCCATCCCCGGCAACCCCTTTAATCAGGCGTATTTTTGTCATGGCGCTTAAGCCTGTACGAGCAACTTGATTGCCCCGACGGGGATCAGCTTTGCGTCGTAACGGCTAAAACCGTAGAAGCCCACACTGAAATTGTCGAGGAAAAGTTCGTCGGTCCTCACAAAGATGGGGTTGAGGACCTCGCGAATAACGTAGTAGTTCCAGTCGCCGAAAGCGATGGTTTTCTTACCCGTTGCGATGCTCTCCATGCTTTGGTTGATCACATACCGGAAGCCCCAGATGGTTGCAGGTTCGCCGTCGCGCATCGAAGGCACCCAGAGCGGGGTGGAATCGGAAGATCCGAGTGTCAGCTTTTTCACGGCTGCCAGGGTGCTGTCGTTCATCATAAAAGCGACATTCGGCCCCGTGCGGTATGCCGGGTCTACGCTGTGGACAAGGTCGAGGATTTCCGTAGCCGTGATAGCTGTTGCGCTCGCCGTGGTCTTTCCTGTCGGTGCGCCGCCGGAGGTGGCCAGGATGCCCGTCGGCTTGCTCGAACCGTCGCCCGTCGTAAAGTGCGCATTGATAGCACGTCCCAGGCGGGTAGCCAACATCGTGTTAATTTCGGCGGCTGCGTTCACGGCCTCATCCTGGAGCCATTCGCGGGATACCACGATTTTGCTCCGGTACGTGTAGGCATTGAGCTGGATGCGGGAGATGCTGAAGTCCTGCGTGGTCGTTGCGGATGCTTCCGCTGTCAGCAGGGCAGCGGTGGAGGTGTCATCCACGTACGGCTGGTTCCACAGGCCACCCCCGGCGGTGCGCACAATGCGGGAGGCTTCGTACATGCCGCCGTACTGTTTCAGCGTCATGATGAACTCCGGGGAAAGTTCGGTGGGCACAACGTAGCCGCCATAGATTGCCCCGGTGGTTTCCGTGGTGATGGTGCTGGTACCGCGTTGTTCGCCAGCCTGCAGGGCTGCAAGCGTGGCCTGGTCGAGGTACTTCTCGCCGCGCCGTACGTACGAATCGAACGCCTTTCGGTAGTCGATTTTGGACGGTTGCGGTTCGGTCATGAACCCGGATGCGCGGTTCTCGGTTTCCATCCCCGCAATGATACTACGGGCTTGGATTGCC